CTTCCTCGTCTAGCTCTAAAGTATTTTGTGATAAATCATCGTAAGTTGTTATCTCCCTACCTAGCTTCTCGCTTAGGTTCTTAAATAACTGCTCATCGGTGAACTCAATAGCATTAGGTTGCTCAGGCTCGTTATTAGTATTCAAAGAACTTTCAGAAGGCTCTCCACCCTCTGATATATTACTGGGTTCTGAGTTGTTAGACCCTTCCCCTGTATTAATGTTTTCTGTAGGCTTTATAGCCTCTGTATTTTCTCCCTCAGCAGGTGGCTGTCCATCCTCTGAAGTGGTTGCGTTAAATTTAGAATTTGTCTCTAAAGAACTTAAATCTAAACTTTGTGCTGACTCTTCCTCGCTAGAAGAAAAGTTTTTCATACTTAGTCCCATTATAATAGATTTTATTTATTAATACTGCAAATATATATAAAAATTACTTATATCTGTTTTTTAACTAGGCTCTAGCTCGGATAAATCCACTGAACCAGATAAATTGTCTTCACTACTCTCAAATCTTTTAGCAGGTTGGTTAAAAGTTCTTTGCTGAATAAGCTCTGATGCTTGAGTATTGTTCTTATCTTGTCTACTGTCCTTTCTGTCCTCTAGGTACTTATTCTTGTTTACCTCCTGTTGAACCTGTTGCCCTTGTAGACTCATATTATAGTTAAACTCCTTCTCCATAAGTAAGGACTTAACCTCTGCCTCCTTCTCTAGCTCTTGCATCTTAGCCTGAGATTTTGCTTGGACAACTGCTAACTCTGCCTGTATCTTCATCTGAACCTCTTGGTTCTTAGCTTGAGCAGCTCTCTCAGCAACCATAGCCTGTCCCTCTGCTCTCTGAGCCTCCATCTCCTTCTCGTGCTGTAGCTTCTTCTTCTCTCTACTAATCCTTCTTATCTTTAGAACCTCATTAGCTAGTTTTATGTTACCTATCTTTCTAATATCTATAGCATCGTCAAGTGTTATAAGCTCCCTCTGTAATGCCATTGCTATATTAGACTCTAGGTACTGCTTCTCCTCTGTATCTGGCTTTAACTCTATGTTAATACCTAAGTCGTGTAGGTGGTAGTTCTTTAATGCTTTAAGGGTGTTTAGGTTTGCCTTACCTATCGCATTCATATAAGTCTTCTTTAAGTCTGAGTATAAGAATATATCCTTTATCCTCAAGGCTAATCCCTTACCTAACCTCTCTGTTATATTAAGCCCACCATCTAGTATATGTCTTGTCGCTGTGTTAGAGTTGATAGCTAAGTTCTGTTGTACACCTACTGCCATATCTGGGTGAGGAGTACTTGCGTCAGTACCTTGTGGTATACCTATAGCATCCCTTAACAGGTTTAGGTAGTGGTTGTAGGCACCAATTAGTCTATCCAACCCATCAATAACACCATTCTTTAATTCCCTTATAGGCTCCCTACCATAGTTGTAGTCCCCCTCTTGTGTAAGTGAAGTACCTAATACATTACCAGTCTCATCATAAATTTTTATTGCTTCAAGTGGTGTTAAAGAGTTACCGTCACCCATATTAATCTCATTAAGACCAGCTACATCTATATAGATACCGTTAGGTCTAGCCTTAGCAATAATCTGTTGTAGCTTAATATGTATCTGTTGCATCTCATCAACATAAGGTATAATCCTTTCAACCAAACTCTTAGTTCTATTCTGATATATCTCTGGAGCATAGAATATATAGTTAGGTGCCGTAATATTTAAAAACCCTGAAGGTCTTATCATATTCTCACATAACTTATAATTAAATACCTTGTCAGTACCTAATATTAATGCTCCCTCATACCATACGTCTATAGTCTTCTTAGTTGCGTCATACCCACCAACCTGTCTAGGGTTCTTCTTAAAGGTACTCTGCTTCTTAGTCATCTTAAACCCACCACCCTTGTTATACTTCTTCTTGTATGATAGGGTGTTAGTAGACTTGAAGGTGAAGAATAAGACATCAACCATTAGCCCTTGTAGGTCATCTTCCCTGTATCCATCACTTGAACTAAATCCGTGGTATCTAGTCCACTCAGTTGTAGCAGTACCTATCTCCTTCAGTTCCTCATCATTAAACTTATCTCCAGATATCCTTTTCAGTTCATTAATGGTTATACGTTTAACCTCTCCGTAATAGTTTACGTCCTTGAAGTCCCTATGTGTAGGGTAAGAATGTACTGTACTAGCTGGGTCTACATACTCTACCTGTATCCCCTTGTTTGGGTCTGTCTTATGCTTTATACAGGCTAAACCAATAGTTGTTATGTCCTCTATAACCCTGCTCTGTGTCTCGTCATAATCATTTAAGTCTAAGGTATACTTAATAGCTTCCTCAGAGGCAATCTCTATAGCTGGTTTATACTTTAGTTTCATATGTAAGTCTATCTCCTCCTGAGTCTCTGGGTAGTCCTCTGAACCTTGTGGGGATATATCTACACCTAAGTGTTCCTTTGCCTTCTCTATAGCTGGTTTAGCCATCAAGAAGTCCTCTAAATTTCTCCTGTAGCCCTCCTTTAAGTCTGTTGAGTAGTTGTCTACAGCCTCAGCCTTAACATCAAACAGCCTCTCAGTCATTTGATTTACAATAAGCTTTACAAACTTAGGTATAACCTGTAGTGGTCTAAAGTCATAGTTTGAGTATGAGCTGTCTCCGTCTACATTCATTAGTGTTTTGTAGATACTTGTGTCTTGCTCTCCCCTAGCATATAACCTTAGATTATGGTACTTATCCCTCTTAGTGTAGTAGCTACAACTACCTGACTGAGCACGGTTGAACCATTCAAACTCTATCTGCTTACCAAACTGTAGTCCATAATCCTCTTTGTTTTTTTCCTCATCAGAAGCCATAGGATTAGGAAAACCTGCTTTAGAAAATGTTTTATTCTTATTAAATGCCATAATGTCTCTTTATTTTACAAAAATAATCAAAATAACCTTTACGTTAATTTTGAGCCTATATTACCCTTAGTACTATACCTTGTTAGTATTGTAGAAAGGTCTATCTTTTTCTTTTCTACCTTCTTACCCCTATACTTGTCCTTCTGACAAGCCATAATAGCTAAACCACTTGATATAGTAGCATCATACTCAGTCCTTTTATCTGGGTCAAACCTTAGCCAGTCCTGTAAGGTCTCTGTAAATGGCATACTACCCATCTCCCCTAAAGGTCTTACCAGCTTCTCTTCATCGGTATAATTACCTACGTAGTTCTCTACCCAAGTACCTATAGAGCTCATATGTGAGTCAAGGATGTCCTTACCTGACATCATCTGTCCACCATACTTCTTCTCATTATCGTTAAGCTTTACCCTGTCCAATCTATTCATTGCAAATCCTCTGTAACCCCTATTATTCATATGTCTTAAAAGGTCTAACCTGTTAGACTCAACCAATATAGGTGCCCCATAGAACTTCACACACTTTATAATATCCTCAAAGAATACTGTATCATCTGTTGGTCTGGCAAGGTACTCTAGTACAAACTTGTTGGATGGAGCTCCTCCCTCAGGTAAGAATATAGTCTTTCCGTGTAGACCCCCTTTAGAACCCTTTCCGTGTGTAGACTTATATGAGTAAGGGTCACAGCCAAATCTTACGCACTCTGTATTTAAGGGGAAGTACTTACCATTAACCTCCTTAACCCTGTTCTGTAAAGCCTCTGTACCATCTGCCACTGAAGGCATCCAAGCAATCTTAAACCTACCGTCACTTCTAGGTCTAAACTCTACCTTACCGTCCTTTATGTCCTCCCACTCAAAATTACCTACAGTGTATAACTCCTCCTGTGATAATGTCTTGTTAAAGTCTAGTTGCTCATATATCTTCTCCATATTGAACACACACTCTTTAGAGTCATCCCTCATAAGGTGGTCTAAACTTCTAGGGTATGTCCTTATCTGCTCGTTGTATGCTGTATCACTCTGTTTCTTTTTCTGTGCCTCTATGGCTAGTAAGTAGTTTAAGGCACCTTCTGTTATAGGGTCTCCAAATACATTTACTACAGGCTTCTCTGGCTTGTTAATCCAACATTTTCCATACCTGTCTGTAAACTCCTCCATATTCTCGTGGGCAGGTAAGAAGTGAAAGTATAGACCTGTTATTGTCTTCTTTGTGCTCTCATCCCTTGTGGATAATAGAGAGCCTAATATAAGCTCCAGACCTTGTTCTCCACCCTTCTTAAATAAACCCATAGTAGAACCAGCTAACATCTTACCAACAACACGACCATTAGGCATCATTGTTGGAGCAACCATACTTAAGTGTACGATAACATCGTTTGGTGACTCTATCTTGAATATCTCGTCTAATATATAAGTATCTAACTTGATACTATCATAACTACCGTTCTTTGTGTTCCTCCAATCCATACTGGTATTGAGGTACTCATCCATATTTATGTTCTTAGTCTGCTTGGTCTGCTTACTGTTATCAGATGGCTGTCCAAAGTAAAGCTCCTTAGGTGAATCTAACTTCCCCTTCACCACTGGTCTAAACCAGAATGGTAGGTTTAAGAACATATAAGACTCCTTAGCAAATGCCTCTTCAGCATCCGTACCTGACTTACTCATTAGTCCGTGCTTTGTGTTCTTTGTTGTTGTAGCCCTGTTCAGTACTTGTGTTATAGCACAGTATGTGAAACCTGTCCTCCTTCCCTTACCAAACAACATCCCTAAGCTCCTGTTATCAATGATACAGGCATCCATAAAGTAGAATAACTTCTGCTGTGATATTCTAAAGTCCATATAACCACCGTCATCAATCATCTTACAGTACTGTAGTGCAAAGTAATGACTTCCTGTGAGGTAGGTAGGCTTACCCATATTATAGAACCATACACCCTCTCTCCTTCTCCTAAACTCCTCTAGTATAAATTCGTGGTAGTTATCTACGCTTGACGTTGTAATATTTGGTAGTTGAGCCCTTCTCCAGTATTGGTCTGCCTTCTTGTGGTTGTAGTATAGTATGTCCTTCTTATTCTTAGGAACCTCTGGTAGTATAATACCTAAGTCATCTATAACTATCCTCTCACCCTCAGAACATAATGGGTCTAGTAGTACATCCCCATCATCATTTAATCTTTTCTTGTGGTATACAACACCCCTTGTAAACTCCCCTTTACCATAAAGCTCTGGGTAGCCTAACCTAAACTCCTTCTCCTTAAATGTAAGGTCTCCAGACTCTAGCTTATCCCTCAACTCCTTCATACTATTGTCTATGTCAAAGATAGCCTCAAGTATAATAGGCTTAGACATCAAGGCTGCTGTATGCTTGTGTGCCTCAACACCCTTAAAATCAATCTCCTTACTCAACGCCTTCCTAAGTACCTCTACAGAACTATTTCCAGCCTTTACAATCTTATCAATGTAAGACTTAATCTTTGTGTCAGAGGGTTTGTTTGGGGAGTCAATCCACTTGTCAATAATCTTCTTAGCCCCTAATAAAGCACTTGTCTTAGCACTGGCTAATGTCTTCATCTTCTCTGGGTCTATCTCGTCTAATGTGTCCCCATCTATAAAGCTGTAGTTCAGCCCTTCTATTAAGGTGTTTAATGCTAACTCTATTTCATTATATAATCCCTTCATATTACAGCTAGTACATCTTTAGTGGACATCTTATAGTACAACTCACCTTCAACCTCAAACTCATACTCTGAGTTTTTAGAGAATCTTACCTTGTCACCCTTTTTAACGCCCTGAGACGTTAGTTCTTTACTTGGGTATGCTACTATGCCAACCTTATCTAAACGTCCCTTAAAAGAGCTCTCAGAGCTTAAGAGGTTAAAACCTTTACTGTCCTCCTCCTCCTTAATAATTGGTTTTATAAAGCAGTATGGGTCTATGGATACCCAGTCACTATCACCACGCTTGTACATAAATACCTCTGTCAACGGCACAAAGTATTTGTTGTCTCCTATATAGAAGTCGCTATCTACAGTGTTACCCTTAGTACTATTTCGTAGCCTGAATATGTTGTGGTGTATTACAACCTTATCTCCCTGCCTTAGTATAGTAAAGCTAGGGGCAGACTTTACTGTAGCGACCCTGTTAATATGTGCTACAGATTCTATAGTAGAGTTCACAATTAAGGAGTCCCCAGAGTTGAGGACTACCTCATTATTATAAGCGTCCTCTAACTCCACTATTAAGTAGTTTATAGAACGCATTAGTCAAAGTCTATGTTATTCTCTATAACAGTTGGTACGTCATACACAGTCTTCCATAGGACAGTCCCCTCATCATTTGCTAGGAAGATGTCATAAGCTATCTTACCAAACTCTTTATACATCTGGTTTATTGATATCTTAGATACTATGTAGGGTACACCCTGAAGTCTAATTGTCTTGTCTACTTGGTAATGGATAGCACCGTCAGGAAAGTCCTTCCCAACGGATATTTTTCTAATGTCTGTATTCATAATTAATTGTATTTATAATTACTACAAAAATAATAAATTTTAACTATAGGTGATTTTAGGTTAAAACTTTAAGGCAAACCCCATACTAACAATTGGTTTATTGCTCGTTACTGAGTAACCTAACCCAGCATTTATAAGCCACTTATTCTTCCTGACGTAGTAACCACTTATAACGGCATTGTCTACAGTCTTGTCAAGGTTTAGGGAGGTAGTCATCCCTACAAATAGGTTAGACTGAACTATTGTCGTTGTTGTATTAGTTGTACTCTCCTTGTTAAAACTTGTGAACTCAATATCTCTATTGTAGATATGGTCAGCTAGTATAACACTCTTCAACCTACCATTCTCAAAGGTGTTTGTGTAGGTGTACTCCTTGACCTTCTTATCCTTGTAGATAGTATCAATAACAGTATCAGTGATGGTATCATATTTTGTGATAGGTACTTTAATCTCCTTTATAACTATTTTAGTAGGCTTTGTGTTGTCTACCACATTAGTTATAGTATCGTACTTAACAACTGTTTTTATGACCTCCTTTACAACTTCGTCCTTATTAAGGTGTAATGATACCAAAATAAAAAGAAGTACGCTTAAAACGAATATTACTTGGTTCTTTGTTATCATCCCATTTGATTTATTTTAAGTACTTAAGGAAACTAAACCTCTTCCTGTTCTTTATGTAATCTACGTCACACTCGTTCTGGTAAGCCTCCCTCTCAAAACTGATATTGCGATATGCGTTCCCCTTCAAGAATAGTCTTACTAACCACTCTAACACATACCACAGGTAGAAGATAATTACTAGTAACTCCTTCTGTTGCTCTATATGTATAGACTCGTGGTTAAGTATTGTCTTATCTCCCTTGTACTTATCCCTTAAGATTATAAAAGGAAATAAGGTTATACCTCCTATCTTTAAAAACCAGCTTAGATTATTTAATACTTTATCATTATACTTAATTAAGGGTATCTTCATATTAGTAGTTCTTATTATTGTCCTTTCTGTTGTTGTTTAAGTTCTACTTGTATCTGAGTTAGCATAATCATAATGTTATCAAACTGTAACTCTCTTTTTTCATCTACTGCGTGTAAATGTTGGTCTACTAGTTCAAGAGATTCAATCTTTGTGGAATTTTGTCTCGTATCACTTTTAATTGAAGTGATATAGAGCATAATACTCCCCATTATTGTAAATATACTTAACAAGAATGTTGTTATCTGATAGTTGCTGAATTGTGGCTTTAGTTTTTCTAAAATCTCATCTAATCGTTGATTGGTTGTTTTTTTGTATTCGCTAAATTCAGTCTTAATCTTAATAATCTCGTCATGATGATTATTATAGGATACTCGTTCTTCCATATTTATTTATCCGTTGTGGGTGTTATTCTTACTTTTTACTTTGTTAACCTATCTATTATTCTTTTTATTTGTGCATCGCTTGAAAACATAAGAATACCACCTGCTGCAATTAAAGTTACTATTATTTCCTTTTGTGCGTTATCTGCAACAAATGGATATGCTAACCCTGCTGTCAGGAATAACACACCAAATATTGTTGTAATGTACGATTTGTAAATGTTTTTTATCATTTATGCGAATTTATGGTTTGGTGTTTTTGGATGAACTTCGTAAGCACTCCAGCCGTAGCCACTTCTGCCTTTCCACATTACATCAACATCGTATGTTGTAGCTTCTTGTATTAAAACGCTTTCTTCTGTATCAACGTTTAATTCGTACTTATGCTGGAAACCTAAAATAGCTATTCCATGCGTTTTTTCGGTTACTGTTATTTTGTTGAATGGCAATTCATTATCTTCACTTACCAATTCTAAAATCATTTCTTTTGCGATTTCTTCACTTGGGAAACTATATTGTTTTACTGTCATAATTATATTTTATAAAGTTGTTAATTCGATTAATTCTGCATCTGATAGAGCAGTGTTATAAACTCGTAGGTCTTTTGTTTTTCCGTAGAAATGTAACATATTTGCTATATCAAAATTCAAAGAATTTAAACCTGTCGGAGTGTTTCCATTATTGTCAGTAGCAACTTCAACACCATTTACCCATAAAGCAAAGTCATTCAATTTCCATTTAGCAGCTATTTTGTTTATTTGTGTTATATCTGTATTTATATAATCCAATTTGGCAGAAATAACATTATTATTTAATATATATAAATTTAAGCTGGATGTAGTAAATAAATCAGAAGGGTCACTATGAAAGATAACACCATTCGATGAAGCTCTATAACCTAATCTAATTACGTTGCCAGCCGTTCCGTCATTTATTGATATATATCTATATGTCAAATCACCAGCCAAAGCACTTCCTTCAAAATACAAAGTTCCTTCCGAACTATTAAAAGTTGAACTATCTCCAGCTCCATTTATTACATCGGCATTTCTTGTAATTACTGAGCCGCTTGTTTTTATGTAACTTGTACTCTGTGATTGTTCTTCTAATTGTATACCCCAAATATAAGTATCTATTGTTGTAGCATCTCCAGCAAAACTCTCCTGAATAATATTATCTGAACGCATAATGAATGAAGAAACATCTAGCCTTGTGTTATCTCCGTTTTTTGTGAATCCACAAGATATCCTATACCAGCCATCTCCATAATCTTCTATTTTATAATGTGGGTATAAGCTCGTTCCATATCTTTGTCTTTCATCAACATAAACTCCTAACTCTAAATCGAAAAGCCATTCATATCTATTAGCATTCCCCCCAGTATTAGCCGTATCGTCTGTTATCCTAAGTTTAATATATCTTGAAAACCCTTTTTTATAAAAAGCCGAATAAGTAAAGGTTGCATCAGCAGATAATGAACTCGGATAATACCCTCCCAATCTATGAGAATTATTATCGACAGAGGACACAAGACCATCAGCAGTTAACCCTCCATCAGGAGCTATTGATGTATTGCTATCTATTGTTACCCTTGTCATGCCACGCCTGCTAGCATCTTGACTCCATTCTTCTAAATTTGTAGATTGGTTTTCGGTTAATAGACTTGGGCATCCTCCGTCTAAATAATCTAAACGAGGTACATTTGCTGCCACTTCTTTTATTAACCCACTTTTATTTACTCTTGTTGCTATTGATGGTCTTGTTACATCAAAATCTCCTACTCCGTCAGTAGGTAAAACGCTGTATAATTTTGTAGCTTTATAGCTAGTTGGTATCATTGCTAAACTTGGTGTTGCCATTGTTGTTTTATTTTTTATTAATTATTATTATTCTATTGTTACACATAGTAATCCCAATTCAAATCAGTAATAGTCTTATCTACACACTCTAAAGACTCAACAACACCACCATCAGCTACAACTCTGTCATTGTAAAATATGGTCAAGGCTGTTAAAGCTCTCCCCCTCCTCCTCCTCCTTGCTAATATAACTAAATTCATAGCTTATCCTATTTTATCACTTAAATAAGTTGCTATTGCAGACTCACTAGCGTATGCTGTAGAGTCTAAATCTTGAAAGTCAGTAAATAAAATTTTATTTGACCTAACCTTGTAGTCGTGTACGTGCAAATTTAAACTAACATTATTTAAAATTACTACTGAATCAGTATCAAAACTTATACTACACCACGCAGAATTTAGGTACTGCCTTTTTACTCCATCATCTATAATTAATAGATTGTTTTCTAATCCTACTTTTGTTGCCATATTTTCTTTTCTTGTTTATTGTTAATATTATTTTTACCAAGTTGTTAATAAAGTCCTTCTCCAACTATCAGTTGCTACACACAAATACAAGTAATCTTCAACAAATGGTATACAGCTTGACGCTTCAGTAACACCACCATCTGAAAATACCCTGTCTTCATAGTCTTTAATTATTGTGTCATAAGCTAGTTGACCTGTCACCCCACTTGAGGAAGGTGTTGAAGGTTTTGAAACTATATCAGCACTATCCTTTATTGCGTCATAAACTTCACCACCACTTACAGGTGTTTGTACAGATGGTTGTATTAAACTACCAAAGGCTATTTGATTATTTGATTGTTTTACAGGCTTAAAGTACAACTCCGTTGACGAAAGGGCATACCCAATTAGTCTTACTTGACTTGAAGTATTGAATGAACTAACATTATGTGTTATACCACCACCTTCATCTATGTAGTATGCGTAACCTGTCGCTAAACCTGTTGTTGTAACTATACCCTCCAATAACACAGTAACGGTTGACTGACTTGCACCACCAGCTATACATAACAAGCTGTCTGCAACACTTCCATTTGTTGCGTCTGCAATTTCCATTGACCCATTTGACTGTAGGTAACACAGAGTACCTGTGGGTGTATTAGATGCTAATGGAAAATCTCTCTCTATTTTTATAGAAAAAGCTTTTATAAAATCATAAATTTTTCCACCCTCAACTGCTTCTATATTTCCACTTTCAACTTCGCCATTTGCTAAACTTGCGTCTTTTACATATGACGAAACACCGTCCCAGTGGTAGTATCCATTATTGCTGCTTATTGGGTCGTTAGTTACCTTATAACTAATATTATCAACTCCCCCTATTGGCAGTTCACTTACAGTTTCATAAGACACTAAACCAGTACCATCTCCTTGAATACCCTGAATACCCTGAATACCTTGAATACCTTGAACACCCTGAATACCTTGAATACCCTGAATACCTTGGTCTCCTTTGTTATCGACCCAATCTGAGCCATCAAAATATAATTGTAAGTCTAATTCCTTATCCCATACAGCAAAACCTTCGGTAGGTTGTATCTCGTGCCACTCAGCATCTCGTGCCTCATATATGTAACCCTCCTTTACCGTTACACCACTCAGGGATGTACCACTGGCAGTGTTTATATACCTCTTAGTCTCAGATATTACAGGCTCTGATGTCACAAAGTTTACTTGAGACTCAACTGGTATCTTTCTATCACCTTGTATTCCAAGTATATACTCCTCAACCTGTGTAGTAAGGATGTTCTTAGTTCCACCATCTACGCTGTCCGATATTAGAAACTTGTCGTCTGCGTTTAATATAGTATCTATTGGTTTTTGATTTATTCTTCCCATCTTTATCTTAAAATTCTTTTATTATACAGTATGTTACCCTATCTTGTCCCTTTACCAAGTCTATTACAGACCTGTAGTCGGTGTAGTCATTTGCCACCTGACACCCTACACTCCAACCACCGATAAACCTCCTCCAAAAGCTTTTAGGTCTTCCATAAGTGACAGTATGAAAGTTAATCCCATAGTAACCACTTACCACCCTTCCTATCTCCTCTGCCTTATCATTCTTGTTGTTATCCCTATAACCCTTGATAGCTGAGACCTGCCTCAAAGCCTCCATCTTACCCCTGTGGTACCCAAACTTCCATAGGTCATAATACCACTCGTCTGTCTTGATTACAAATGTACCATTTTTATTGTAACGCTCATAATTCTTGAGACCAGCCTTCCCAGCATTTGTAGTGCCAGAGAATACCTTTATAAAGTCCTCTCCCTTAAATAGATAGAACTTATCGTCAAATTTATTGAAGCTGTCCTCGTTAGACTGTACACCAAGTAACCAATAGTTATCTGGTATGTGAGAGAAACTCTTTAAGTGCTTAACCCTATCTATAAGCTCCCTGTCCTTATAACCCCTTACATTGGTATACCTTACCATAACCCTATATCCCTTTTGTAATTAACCTAAAACATAGGAAGTGAATATTTGTACTCTTCGCCTTACTGTCGTAGTAGACCTCCCAGATACCCTTCTGGTAGTCTAATCCGTTTAGATTAAAAAAGTTTGAACTGTCCGAAACACCTTCCTTGAATATAGCCATAATTATGTACAATAAAAAATTTGTATCTTTGCAAATATACGAAATTAATCATAACACTAAATATGACAGCAAGAAGTAAAAGTGCTAAGTACTACGCAGCTAATCCTAAGGCAAGGAAAAAGAAGGCTCAGACAGATAAGAAGATAAATGCTCGTAGTGAGCAGATAAAGAAAAGGGTGGAGGCTAATAGAGCCAGACGTAAAGCAAAGGCTGCTGGTAAGAATGTTGCTGGTAAGGACGCTTCACATACTAATAATGGCATAAGGTTTAAGAAGACATCTGTCAATAGGGGCTCTAAATCAGACTCTAATGGGGATAAGAATGCTAGGGGAGGTAAGAAAAATAAAAAAAGGTAGCCATCTCTGACTACCCTTTTGCCGTCCTTTTACTCGGTAGCGATGCCCAGCATTCTGACGCAATGTTTTTATGTCCCACAAATATAAGAAAAAATTACTTTGGTGCCTTATTTTTATTCATCCTCTTTATCATATCTAAGTAATAGTTATTTATCCTCGGTGCATCCTTCCTGTACATATTATTAGATATAGGGTTAGTCGGTATTTCCGACAACCCACACGAGTACTTGTGCATCTTATTACACAACAGCTTTGCCTTCTGGGTTAAGGTATACAAGGCGTACTCCTTACCCTTCCTAGGTCTCCATAGCTGTACATATCCCTTGTTTACGAAGTGATTTAAGCTCTTTATAGCAAACAATGATACTAGCTTGTGGTAGTCATTAAACTGTTTCTTAGAGAACGCCCCTAAGCCATACAGGTATAGTAGTATCTCAATCTCTGGTCTTGAAAGGTCTGGGTAGTTCTCAGTAGCCCACTTGAAGACAATCCTGATATACATCAAGAAGTCATAGTCAATCCTTGAGTTATACCTAGACTTTGGGTCTTTAGTATTCTTTACTACGTTGTTGTTGTAGCCCTTATTAAACTTCTTCTCCTTCTCATCCCTCCTCTTAGCGTGTTGAGCCTTTGCCCTCTTACTATGTCTGGCACGTATCTCATCAATCCTTGCCTGATGCCACGCTATAGTGCCCTCCTTTAACTCTCTCATAATATAATTGTATTAAACTTACTTACAAATATACAAAAAAATAAGGGAAACTAAAAAAGACCCCTGTTAAGAGGTCTTTAGTACAAATAAAAAATTAAGTAATACCTAAGAGTCAGCGTTTGGTTTTGTCTCTACATAAGTAAAGTCATAGGTACTGTTAGCCATATCAGTAGTCACAACAAATACGTGAACCTGATAAGGATTAGTACCACCAACAATTACTGACAAGGCATTTACGTCTGGTACACCTGTAGCACCCAACTTAGCATACTTACCCTCATTGTCAGCAGCAAACTCTATAGCCCCCTTGTAAGAGTCTATAGGTGCTTCATCATTAAATTCAATAGTAACGTTTCTAAATTCTGAAATTGATTTCTTGATTCCCATCTAAAATTGTTTTAAGTTATTAATTATATTTGCAAATATACGAAAAATATTTTACTTTTCAAAATTTAACCTGTGACACGCATCAATAAAAGACTTAACTTTCTCATCCTCAGTAACTAAACTGTGTCTGTTGACATAATCTTTTACCCTACTAAGCAATGGTTCTGAGGTGTGAGATAGGAAGTCCTTGTAGGTCTGTACTACGTCATCAATCATTATCGGTCTATCCTCTATCGTATAACCAAGGTTTAATAAAAAATTGTCTAAATCAAATATCTTTCTCCTTACTTCTGTTTCCATTTTAATTGTATTTTAATTTATATACTACAAATATAATGATTTTCTGTATAGGGTGCTAATCCACTTCATCTCCAGCACCTTCCACTTGGAGCTACCCCTTAACCTTGAGTCTAAGGTAGGTCTGCTTATACCAAGCTCCTTAGAAAGCTTTGGCTTTGATAGTCTCTCTAGTACACTTAATACTAGCCTTGATGTCCTCTCCTGTTTAATCTCTTCTCTCATAATTTAATTATTTATACCTGTTATACAATCTCTTTGCCTGTACCTCTGAAAAATTATTACCCCTACTGGTCTTAAACCCAGCCTCGTTCAACTTTATTGTTATCTCCTTGAAGTTGTAACTGTCAGATAACGCAAGTATGAATGCACCAGCCCTCTTATTATTAGGGTTGTTCATAGCCTTCTCCTTACGTACCTCTATAGACCTCTTACGTGACTTGTCAGTAAGGTTCTCTGGCTTACCTAAAGAGGTTACTATCTTACCACTCTTCGATATGTGAACCTCCCCTGTCATAAGCTTACCCTTTATCTGAGACAAGGCATCTGAAGTCCTTAGTGATATCTTAGCCCTCTCCTCCTTAGCAAGTGAGAACTTGATGTCCTTTACAACCTCTGGGTCGTGGGGTGACATACACTCTATAAAGTTGATACCTGCCACCTCTAACTGCTGTCTGAACTTGTAACCACCACGAGATATCCTAGACATCTCCTTTACAACCAGTACTGCGTTATGCCTCTTACAAGCGTCAATGGCAGATGTCATACCTAACCTTGACTCAGAAGTCCCAGACTCAATGTCCTGAAACTCCCCCTTTAACTCCCCAGACTCATTGATGTAAGCCAGTACAGCATCCCTCTGTGCATTTAAACCTAATCCTGAGTTGCCTTGCTCTTCTGTTGAAACTCTGTAGTATGCGATGTATTTTTCCATTTTAAAACCTTTTATTTAATTATTACTCTGCAAAGATAAGTAAAATATTTTACATATACAAATCACCGTTTTTTAATATTAAAATATTTTTCGTATATTTGTACCAGCAAATAAAAGTAGACACTTTTTCTACGTATTGAAAAAATCCTTATATTTGCAATACGTTCTTTAACATACAACAGAAACCTTAAGTACAGGCTACCGAAGCATAAGTAGTAGGTAGCCTTACTTAAACCACTTCTGTTATATATCGCATAAAAATAAGGTGGTTTTGAAAGTTCCACGTATAAATCAAAAATGGTGTTATCTTATCTGACCAAAACAACTCAAGGTAATCAGAGCGTCTATAAATAAGTTACTATGTAGACAAATGGGAAAATGACGCACCCAAACTGTTTTGAGGCTTCAGGCTTGGTTCGCAGGGTTACATAGGCGAGGGGTTAGTACTTCCTTAGTACTTTCTACTACCACTAAAGGTAGTCTGTTGACGGAGTTCCATTTCAAGTCAACTCACTTCGCTGACTGAGTAGAGTATTTTTTAATAAATATTCTTTTCGGTTCAGCGAAGCTGTATCTAAGAGAATCCTTTCAAGTCAATAAAGAAGTAAGTATAAGGTGATACTTAAGTAAGTATAGCCGATTAAGTAAAGAGATAAGTAAACAACTAAGTAAGTACCTAAGTAAGTAAATAACTATTGCTTAAGGAAAGAGAGAGAGAGAAAGAAGGAGGGGTCGGCTTTAATTCAAACTTAATAGATAAATAAAAGTACTCTTGATTGATAGTTTCTTAATCAGTTCAATCTCTTTGACATCAACACTTTCAGAGGATTTGCAGAACATTAGTAGTAGAGGAATAAGTTTAAGTAAGTCTTGTGCTGTAACATTATAGTACTACTACCTCTTAAATCTCGTCTAAATCTCGTCTAAATCTCGTCTAAATCTCGTCTAAATATATATTACTAAATCCACTACCTTTACAGACTGTTAAATAATTAACATACCTGTTAAATAGATAACAAGCTGCTAAATATTACCTTCAGATATACACACCTCTTACTTTACTGAAATAACTGCCTCAGGGAAACCTTTCCTTGTGTACTATAAACTTTTTATTGCTTAAGTAAGATTGCTTAAGTATGGCTGAGAGAGGTTCTGAAGGGGTTTTAAGGAATCCTTTAGGGGAAAGGGTGCTGTAGGTATCAAAATGTGTTAAAGTGTCTTATTTAGTATGGATGTTAGAGGTTTGTCTGGAGGGGTTGAGGGGAGGATTGCTTGAGTAGTAGGTACTGTAAGGGCTTAGGGCACCTTTTAAAAATTTTTGTAAAAATGGAGGCATTAGGGACTATTATAACTAACAGGAGCGATTCTTGAAAAGGAAAACGGATTTTTTTTAGGGGGTAGGGGGTTATCATTTTACTTTTTATGTGTGGCATTTGAACTTTTTTCTCTACCTATTTTTTATATGGACAACCTCCTCCTCCTACCACTACTAGTGGGGTAGGGAAATGTAACACCTTGTATCAATAAGGGGTAATAACGTCAGTGAAATGGTCATTTAATAAACGTTATCACTGATTTATTGCTTAATCCCTTGTTATTGGTGGGGTTCTCGCTCTGTGGTGGAGCAATTAAGGACTATGCAATAACACCTACCTATAACATATTATTTATACCTCAGTTTAAACTACCTTATGTGACCAACATCACAACAACATCCTCTAGTACTTGGTATCACACACTACTCTACAGCCCCTACTATCAGAGGGAGTGTCCTATAGCCGAATGTAAACGGATAAAACTGAAATCCATAACCCCTATGACTCTCAGCACTTTACCTTATCCGAATGTAATCGTTTAGTGTTTTCTGCCACAATGTCAGTCTTTTTTAGGCTCTTGTCAGTCATAAATCTCTAAAACCAAGAAGTTTCGTAAAAGTTTTCGTAAATAATTTATTACCTATAACTACACTCATCTTCAGCACCTTAGCTCCACTTGAGAAAGTTTTCGTAAAAGTTTTCGTAAATAAATTTGGTCAGTATTTAGGTATATAGTACTATTGTAAGTGTTCGGCAGAGCTGACATAAGTTCATTGACATACTGACAAGCTATTAGGAGGTAAACACATTACCTACTTACTATCTGATGCCCCTTTGCATTGCTCTATGAGTCACATACAGTTTAACGCATAACCACTTCCCATAGGGATAAGCATTGGTACAAAGACATAGCTTGGAGGCAAGGTAAGACAGTTATAACAAAGGTGACTGTGTTAGGTAGGTTGGAAAGACACCTACAGTACAAATGGAGTAAGCATAACCAAATAACTCGTACAAGTTAACATATATTTCACTCTAAGTAACAACCAATACAGATGAGGTACACAAGTCGTGACATTCTGATAATAGGCTAAAAGGTTCATTGGGAGGGTTCGATTCCCTCCTAGCCAACTAACAATTTAAATAATAGAAAGATGGATAGTTTTATAAAAGATTATGAGGTAAGTGATGGGTGGTATGCACCAATTAGTTTACACACAAGATTTACAATGAGATTAAAGAGTACTTTTGGTACAAGAGAGTTGGTCAAGGAGTTTATGAATGTAATGGAAAAAGATTATTGTAGTGGGAGGGAAGCAACCACAAGCGACAACACTCAAGTAACTATAGCTAGTCTACAAGTGTTAACGGTAGTAAGTGGTAAAATTACCATTTGCCCCTTAGAGTTAGATTGGACTTGTACTAAATTTTGTGTAACTATAAAAGGTAAAAGGTATGACATCATAAGTGTAGATGATAATAACCCATTCTTCTATGCTCCACACCTAGTAGAGATGGGTATAGCGAAACAATAGGCTAAAAGGTTCATTGGGAGGGTTCGATTCCCTCCTAGCCAACTAATATTAACAATTTAAATAATAGAATTATGAAAGAATATACAGAATTTGTATGGGTAATTACAACAAAGGAAGAGTTTACAGATGGTCATTCAATGGCATCCTCAATGGTATTCAAGACATTGGATGATGCAGTAGGTCACTACAAGTGGGAGTTGAAGCATTTAAAGGAGGATGGAGCAGACTTGAACGAGTATACGATTGATGAGGGTAAAGGTCATTACATAGCCTTTGGTCAAAAGTCTGATGGGTCTACGATTGACATAAGTGTCAACCAAAAGATTTTATTTTAGGGGTATTTGGAATAGCTAAATGGTTCATTGGGAGGGTTCAATTCCCTCCTAGCTAACTAGGAATTTTAAAACAAATATTATGATAAAGCAGTGGTATAAAGAGGCTTTCCCTACGGATGATTTAGGGGATTGGTTAAATGATGGGATTACATTTCAAGGTCTATTTGTAGCGTTAGATAGTTACAAGGATATCTATGAGTATATAGGTGTGGGAGATAGCGTTGTAAGGGAGAGAATATTTAGTGAGTTAGCGAAGAGGATAGATGCTCCTTATAGCTACGTTTATGAACAATGGCTTAAGTCAGCCTAAAATAATTAAGATTATGAATAGAACAACAACAGATTGGGTAAATACAACAAGGATATTTGATTTTCACGATGGGTTAAAAGAATTACCTCAAGTAAAGTCACTTGCAAGTTACTATAAGGTAACTATAGACACTATTATAAAAAAGTTAATGTGTAGGGTAGTTGTGAGGAGGTTCAAGAGTAATTCTATCAAGAGAATTTCTATACAATTCTTAGATGAGCCATCTCAGACTCTTATACATTCAGTATCAACATTTAACAACTAAGATTATGAAATATAGAATAATTTGTAAGAATAAATATGGGACTTATAAGACCTTTGGCAAGGAATTTAAGGATGCTAAGCACTTCGACAATTGGTATTCATTTGTTGAGGCTAGGGGAAATAAAATAATTGAAACAACTAAAATATAATAGAGTTATGAGACGAAGAATATTAAGAAGTTCAGTTGCTCAAAGGGTAGCTGATAAGCGAAGAGAGTTAGCAATTATTATCTGTAAAGAGGATAGTTGCTCAATGACTAAAGCATTTAGGAAGCTAGACTTTCAGTTAGAGATGGCAAGGATTTAAACTAATAAGCTAAATATTACTCGTTGTGTGCCGAAAGGCTTGTAGTTGTGGTTTCGAGGGACTAGTCCAGTCTAGCGAAAATAGGTGGGCATTGAGGAATGTGAAACCAACTCCTAAAAACTGAAATCACAATTACACACAACGGTTTGTATATGAAACGATGCGAAATATACGACCGATTTTGAAACGAGAAATGAATTTGAATAATAAATAGAATTATAAACGAAAACGCTGATTAGCATTGTTTTATATACTTTGTTACCCACCGTTTTATTAAACTTTAAAAAAATGATTATACAAGGAATATACCATATTTTTGGGAATGATGAAAAATCTAAAAAAGCAATAAAAGATGCTAAATTAGATGGATATATAAAAGAAGAAAGAATTGATGAGTTTATAAAAAAAAATAAAGATTTGAATGTTACCAAATGCCGAGCGGAGTGTTTTTAATGGAAGGAGTTATTATTAGTTAAAGATTAAATACAAAACAGATATGGATACGAATACATACATTTTTTACGTAAAGAACGATAAGGGACGTACAATAAACACTTACACAAAGACTTGCAAACGTCCACAAAGTACTAAACTTTATAAGGACTTATTATCCTTATTAGACAAGGATAACAATGTACATTCAATAGGTTATTCAATTTCAAGTGATTTTGAAGTTGAGAAGTTTGTTAATTGGGAGGATAGGTCAGCTAATAGAGGAGGAACAATATATGATTATTAACAATTTAAATAATAGAATTATGATAACTTACAAGAGAGAAGTAATAAAAGAAGAATGGAATGCTTTGATAGTAACAGATAGTTACAAGGTTTTAAAGGTATACTACTTTGACATCCACATAGGGCATATTGAAAAGAATAACGAGGAGTGGTTTATGTGGGGTAAGGATGGAGGAGAGTATGTACTTGGTGGCTTAATTCAACGTGAAGTAAAGGAGTCAATAGAGCGTGTAATAGCTGAGTTAGAGACTGCTAAAAGCAAGGAGGAAATACTAGTTATATTCAATTCATCAGCAGTATCTGATAACCTCTTACAGACCTTGAAAGAGATTAGAACACCTATTCAGCCATCTGTAGAAGAAACGTTTAATAAGTTAATAGATAGCTATATAGAAGTAAAGGATGAGTTATTAGACTATACCTCTGAGTATCACGATGGAATGTTTTACGACATAGAGGGTTATTGCTCAGTTGATGTTGAGGATATTGACCTAGACTGCCTTAGGCTTCAAGTTGGTCATTTTAAGAGCCTGCTAGTAGCACTAAAAGGGATAGAGTATACTTACTGCTAGAATAGATAAATTAAAGAAATAACAACAATTTAAAATAAATAATTATGGAAAGTATTGGAGAATATTTTTGTGATGAGGAAGATTACTATTATAACACTTGGATTAATGGCAATAAGAATCACGTTATAGCACACTTAAGAGTGTATGGTTGTAGTACTTACATAAATTACTACAATAGAATTATAGACCAATTTACACACGATGAGTCTTCACTTAATTCCTTACTTAAAAAAGTGAGGAAACAAACAGGTTCACCAATTAATAAACAATATTTATGATACCAATAGGCTAAAAGGTTCATTGGGAGGGTTCGATTCCCTCCTAGCTAACTAATTTTAAATTACATATTATGAAAAACATTTATAAGCTAACGGCATTCGATATCAAGAGTGGAATTTTTATTGAAGAGGGTTACTACACCTCAAAGAGTAAGGCAATGGATAGCAAGGATAACTTGTTGGAGTACCTAATATTTAACCATCGTCTAGGGGGTTATTTGGAGGAGGTAGCTGATACACCAACCTCATCAACCACTATCATCGACAATAAGTATAAGGTCAGAGTAACTATGCACACCATAAGAACTATGGTTGGAGGTTACAATTAAAAACAATTTAAAACAAATTTATTATGATGACAATAAGAAAAATAAAGCAGATGTGTATAGAATTAGATATGTCAAATATTGAGGTAGGAGATAGTAGTATAGGTACACATATAGATGGTAAGTTCTTTCAATTCAGAGACTTACACGATGTAGAGTTATTCTATAGCAATATCTCATTAAAGGAATTGCTTAAGATATATGCACAATATAATGGATTAGAGGACTATAGGATTGAGAATCCTAAAGACTATAGAGAGTCTTATAATTTAGATTTACTTACCATTATTGACTTCCTATAGAATTAAAAACAATTTAAAATATAGAATTATGAAAGTTACTTATAGTAATGATTTAGGCTACCAACATTGGAACCTTGAATTAACAACTAAAAATGAAGAGGAGTTTGATAGAATAGCGAAATTCATTTTAGATGAATTAGATTATTACGATGTAGAAATAGTTGGTTGTCCAACTGAAAATGCTGATGGATATTATGATAGTTTCGCAATCGAAAAATGTCAAGGTTCAAAAGCAGAGGTAATGAAAGCCTTTAGAGGTGTAGTAAAGAAATTTAGAAAAATTAATAAAAACAAATAGAATTATGAAAGTATATACAACAACTAAGAGATTAACGGTAAAGGTAATCAGAGATTACTTTAATGAGCAAGGTTACGAAGCTAGACATAGCTTTAAGGGATTAAAGTACGCTAGTAATGAGTTGGCAAAGGAAACAAATTTAAGTCCCTTAGATTTACTCTTATTAGTAATAGAAAACAGACCTATAGATGAGGCTTACACACATAGCTACGGATTCCACACAAGGAATGGGAGGCATCTTATAGAGACATTCGCTAATTATTATAGATTATTTGAAAATAGATAGAATTATGAAATTATTTAATAAGGTAGTGTTAGGCATAATCAATATGTGCCTAACGGCAGTATGGGTAGTAATGTTTGCTTTAACTTTAAAGGTTATTGTATGAGGTACTACAAGGAATTAACTAGCCTACAGAGGGCATTAATAAAGATGGTATTGCTGAATGGGATACTATTCTTAATTTGTTTAATTTAAAAATATAGTTATTATGAAATATAAAATGAAAGATTTAAATAAGGGGTTAGATGGGATAGGTTTTTTAAGAGACTTAGTGAATGCTTATGGTTGGAGGAACGAGAATTTGAATGGGGAAAAGACACCAACTATGTTGATTAATGAGTACTTGAAATATGTTAATGGAGATACAGATTTAGATGGCAATAAGCTAGACTAAACTTTAATTTAAAAATATAGTTATGGTTATATATGAAGATACTAAGGAAAGAAATATATGCAAGTTCATCAACGATGTAGATTGTACGGATAGTCAGTTGTGTGACTTTGTCGACAATGGTATAGTCAAGGTGGGTGGCACACTGCATATAAGAGATGAGTATAAACTTTTAAATAAAAAATAAGATGAGAGATTTCAAATTAACAAAGGTTCAAGACATAATAAATAGGGTAAATTCAAAGCAAGACTTTATTATTGACATAGAGGGAGGTTGTGATGGTAGGTATGTAGTAGGTGTTAAGAACCTATACAAGGGTTCTAACCCATCTATAGAGCCTTACCTACAATTACTAGTAAGGAATGAATTGAAAGAGGGTATGCACGATTGTATAGGTGGATGGATGGATAAGGATACTAACACTTATTATCTAGATTCCAATTTTAAGGTGGAGCAGTTAGGTACGGCACTAAAGATAGCAAAGGATAACAACCAAAAAGATATCTATGATACGGTGTTAGGACTAGTAATAGAGGTTAACGATTAAAGCGAAACCACTATCATCATTCT